ATAATTTTTCATTATTATTTTCCTTTCTTTGCCCCTGAACGCGGGACAAGCAAACTAACGGTTTGCGTTACCCGCTTGTGGGCGGGGTGGATAAATGCCCAGCGAGTGTATTCGCTTCGGGCGTGGACAATGCTGGTAACGGCGCAGAATCCCACAAGTCGGGTGCACGCTTTGTTAGGCGCGGTTTTGAAATGCAGGATTGTTTTTACCAAGTTCATTACAAGCACGCTCAAAATCATCGAACTCTTTTTCAGACATCTCTTTTCTTATTTTCACTTTTACAAGTCTGTTCCAGTAAGTTACAAGTCCGTCAATTTTATGACCGTAATCCTGAACAAAATCAGCAAGACCAAATAATGCTTCGACATTCAAATGATTTTCAATAACGCGCCCGCCATTATGAAATAAACTATGGCATTTAGCGCAAAGACAAACAAGGTCGCTTTGCAGTTCTTCACCAAGCCTTTCATAACTTCTGTGATGAGCATGTAAATCTTCATCAGAATTGCATACTTGGCAACGATAACCAGCGAGCCGCTTTGTTTCATCGGCTTTTGCTTTCCACTGCTTTGACTGGATATACTCATCGTATTTCATAAGTAAGCGCCTAACGGTTTGCGTTAGCGGTTGGCGGGTTGCGCCAGACTCGCTAATTTTTGCAACGATTCC